GAGCCCGACGGCAGGGCGGCGGTATATTTGCCGATCCAGGTCACACACCCCTCCTGTGTGGCCTGGGAGACGGTGGCGAGTATGTTGTCCGCGAGCGTCTGCATGTTCGACGTGTTGCCGGCGTCGATCCAGTTGGAGTAATCGCGGTACAGGGTGCGCTGGACGCCGAACAGGGTGTACGCTGAGCCCGAGTAACCCCCGCCCGACGGGCTGACGACGGTCAGGGCTCCCCGCGAGTAGGGGACCATCACGATCACGTCCGAGGGTGCCACGACCGAGGACCCGCCCGTATTGAGCTGGGTCTGAGTCGATGTGTACTGCACCACCGGGTTATTCATGAGCACGTAACCGGGATTCGTCCCGTCGAACGGGACAATCTGCATGGGGACCTGGACAATCTGCGTGATGCCGGCCGAGGTGTACTGGATGGCCGCGATCGGCGTGGTCACGAGCGACGTGTTGCCCATGCCGATCTGGAAGGGCACGCCGAAGTTGAATTGCTGGACGAGATGCTCGGAAACATAGGTGTTCTTCAGCACATACTTCCGCCAGACCTGGGACAGCCCGACCGGATAGCCGACCATCTGATATCGGGTGTAGCCGGCGCTCGCGAGCGGCCGATCCAGGGTGATGGTGCACGTCCCGCCCGCCACCATCGCCGAGTTGGCCGTGATGTGGCGGACTTCCTGGAACCCGCCGAGGCCGGTGATGATGGGGTTGATCACCGCCATCGTCCCCTGGATGCCGCTCCAGAAATTGGCGGCCCAATGCGCGGCCCCGTAGTCGGATTGGATCGTGACGACCGTCGAGGTCAGGGCCGTTATCGTCCCCTGATCGTAGCCGTTCTGCGGATAGGCGAACTGGCTCCAGTTCCATGCGGCTTGCTGCGCGGCCGTCCACCCGGGACCGCTGCCCCCGACCTGTTCGCCGATCAGCGTGTTGTCGTGGAGACTGAAGAACGCCGCCTCGACGTTGTCTCTCCCCCGCAAGACGACCTGGGTATAGCTCTCCGAGGTATCCTCGTTCATCGATGACAGCACGGCGGGATCGCTGTTGAGCGTGACTGTCTTGGCGGTCAGGCTGTACGTATCCCAGCATCGGACCAGGCCGACCACCGTCGAGCCCGAGAGGCCATACTCGATCCGGAGGGAGTACCGCGAGCCGTACCATTGCTGGAGGAGCTGGCCGAGCTGGACCCACAGCGAGTTTCCCGAGACATAGACCGGATCGGGGCTGACGACGGAGAGGGCCGCGAGCTGCGTCGTGGTGGTGGAATCGGTGGAGACGCCGATCGCCCCGAGTTGCGTGCTGTGCTGGGCCAAGACCTGTGATATGATGGTGCCGACGGAGAGACCGGCCTCGGTCGCGGAATAGTAGGGGTCAGTGGACGGGAGGTTAAAGCTCATGGTCCCGGTGCCGTCGGAGGCTGTCACGGCGATGAGGCTCGCACCGTAGGAGAGTCCGAGGCATCGATAGCCGACCGCGCCCGGCCCGGTGCCGAATCCGTCGGGATGGCGGGAGTAGATCCAGCCCGAGAAGACGGGGGCTGTCCCGTCGAGTAACGTCACGGCCTGTTCAGAGTGGTAGGTTCCCGGGAGACTGGCGGCTTCCTCGTGGAACTCCAGCTCATCGGGCCGGTCCATCGAGATGGTGAGGCGGTCGATGAGGACATAGGTCCCCGGGCCGGGGGTGATCGTGGTTCCGGCGATACTCAAGACAGAGGACATAAGCGAATGGCCACCGAACCGTTGATGGGTTGGAACGTCATCGTGTGCACGCTCTGGGTCGCATATGCCGGGGGGATCGGCGTCTATGTGGCGATCCAGAAGGGACGGCCGGCGGCGGAAGGCTTCTGGCTCGGCATCGCCGCCGGGCCGCTCGGGTGGCTGGTCGTGGCGGCATTGCCGGCGATCAGCGTTGCAGCCCCGATGACATCGGGGTCTGTTCGAGCCCGCTCTGATGCCGCTGCACAATCCCGTTGAGCCGGCCATTGAATTGTTGGCTGGCCCGCGCGTTGCGGGCCGATGCTTCGGCGACTTGCCGGAAGGCGTCGAGGACCGCCTCGGCTGGCATTTGGCCTTGCTCCAGGTTCCTGGCAATCTCCCGGGTCATGGCCTGCATCTCGGCCGCATTGGCGTTTCCGGCCATCGCCGCCGCCTGGGGGCCGAATGCCTGCCCGACGATCCCGGGAGCCTGGCGGGCCAGCCCTTCGGCCTGGGACTGGACGGCGTTCCTGTGGGCTCGCCGTTGCTTCGCCTCGGACGGGTTCCGGTCTGCGATCTCGTATTCCTCGCCGAACTTCGCGAACTGTTCCTCCAGCCCCTTCACTTCCGCGTTCAGTTTGGCTTTCTTGGTGAGCGCGGCCAGCCCCTTCTTAGATTCCCCCGCCTCCCCACGGAGGAAGTCGTCCATCACCTTCTCTTCGGCGTCCTTCCGCTTGCGCGCCGCCTTCCGGGCCTCGACGCCCTTCTTGGCCTTCTCGGCGAAGGCGTCGGAGCCCGGGCCCTCGTCGGCCTCCTGTGCGGCGATCGCCTCCGGTTCCATCTCGGCCAGGTGGCCCGCGAAGTTGGCGGGGAAGCCGCGGGGGAACGCGGTCGCCAGCTCCCCGATCCGCCGCCGAGACGCGGCGGACGTGGGGGCGGTCCCGATCATCTCGCCCGCCATCCGGAGGTTTTCGTCCCGGGTCGCCTGCGCGATCCGGGACCGGACGGCCTTCAGGTGGTTCTCGGCGTTCTGGCGGACGAACGGGACCACCGACGACTGTGCGCCCTTGGCCTCCGCTTCAGCCTGGGTGAGCTCCTGTCTCTGCTGGGCCGTCATCTGTGCACCTTGGCCCGACTGCCCCAGCGCGGCGCCGAGGCCGCGCACGACATGCTCGGACCCCTCCTCGGCGAACAGCTCCTTGACCTGTCCCGCCGTCTCCCGTTCCTGCATCGGGCGGGATTTCATGATATGTTCGAGGGAGGACTGGATCGCCTCGACCCGCTCCTTGGCGTCGTCGAGGGCCTTGACGACGACGGCGGGCCCCTTCTCGCCCTCTCCCGTCATCGCCTTCCACAGACTCTCAAACAAGGGGATCAGGATCGGCATCGCCGCGGTGAGGCCGGTGAACGCGATGGACAGCTTGGCGGCTGTCGCCACGCTCGCCCCGGTCGCGGTCGCGAGCTGATCGATGTTGTTGCTGACGGCCCCTAACGCCCGCGCCAGCCCGCCGCCGCCGGTTAAGACGGATGTGAAGTCCTGGACGGCGTAGGACGCCCCCAGCAACCCCCGGCCGCTCGCGTCTTTGCGGCCCCGGAGCTGGTCGAGGGCCGCTTGTTGTTGGTGCATGGCCCCGGTCATCTCGTTCGACCGCCTCAGCCACTCCTCGCTGTCGATGTTGCCCCGGGCGTACTCCTCGTGCAGCGCCTCCAGGAGCTTCTTGTAGTTCTCGGTGGACTTGGCCAGACTATCCAAGCCTTGTTGTCCGAGGATCTGCACGGCCAATTGGACCGTATCTTTATCGAGCGCCATCGGTCAGCCTCAGCTGTAGAGCGCGGTGAAGGCGAAGTCATTGGTGTTCGCCGCGTCATAGAACGCCTGAACCGTGACGCCCTGCTCCTGGACGCCCCCCAGCGGGCGGGAGACGCTCCGGTCGGAGATGATGTCCACGGTCTTGAAGTCGAGGGTGAGATTCTTCGTCGTGGTGCGGTAGTATTCCGCCACCAGCGTTAGCGCGGTCTGCGCCTCGAAGAAGCCCCGCCAGGTCGTATCGACGTAGGTCAGGTGCGTTGTCAGATCCACGTCGCGACCGCACCACTGGGCAAACGCAATGTAGGCATTCTCATAGAACTTGGCCGCGATCGTGTTGCGGATGGTCAAGTGAAACTGGTCGAACTGGGTGATGGCCGCCCCGGCGAGCGTGAACTTGCCGGCCAGCTCGGTATGCAGGTAGGGCGATTCCGAGGGGAAGACCGTCTCGGCCGGCGCCGGTAGGGTGGCCGGGTTGCTGTCGTCCTTCTGTTGGAAGACCCACTGCGTGGCGAGGTCGGCATACTGGCTGTCGGCCGAGCTGGTGAGATCGAGGACCGAGTTGACGCCACCCATGTAGCGGCGGATCACTTGACCGTCGAAGTGATCCGCGGTGTAGGAGCTGATCACTGGGGGCGTCGAGCCAGTCAGGGTGGCGGCGGCGCCGAGGAGCACACCGACCTGGCTGGGGTAGGCCGGCGTGCGCAGGTTCGCCGAGATGGCGTACCGGCTGGAGACATTCGTCACACGGCGATTCCAGGCGTCAGCGGACCGAATCACGGTCCTCGCCGGGACGAGCTGGGCGTTAAATCCGTCGTCTCCCTCCAGGCGGACCCAGAACGGCGTGCCGCCTTC